TAGAACCAGGGCTTTATGGGCCATCAACTCGCCAAAATGAATTTGCTGAAATTCAAGAAGATGCAAGAAGCCCATTTCCTGATGTATTTAAAGGGCTGTATGATGCTAAGGGCTTTACTCCAGAAATGATTGGGTTGACAGGACTAAGGTCGGATGCTATGTTAATTCATAATCGTTACCGAGCCGATAGTGCGGAAGGGGCATACCAAGATCATCTGACTGAAATTAGAAGTGGTTCTGGGAAGACTGTACGCTGTGTAGATAGTCCTATTGTAGATGGTATAGTAATAGCTAATGAACATTTAGGAAAAGATTACATTATCTTGAGTACGGGCAATAGCGGTATGAGTCCCTTTGCAGAAGGGGAACTACATATGAGAACTCATGGACCTATTAATACTTATACATTAGAATCCAATATCCATACCTGGGTGGAAGAGGGAAGAAATATAGAGATAGAGAATAAGGCTACAGGTAAGTTATCTCCTAAAGGCGATAGGAATGGAGGAAGATCTAGTGGAAATTTTGATATAGGTAATGAAGATTATGGATGTGTTAAAATTTGGTCACATCATAATAATGTTTCTATAGCCGCAAATGCTGATAATTCAGTAATTCATGTTGAGGCTCCTGGACCAGAGACTAAAGTTATAGTAAGAACAGGTGGAACAGTAGATATAGTGGCTGATAAGAAAGTTACAATTACTAGTAGTGAAGAGATAGAACTTAATGCCCCGTTAGTTGATATTAATGGAGCTACGGAAGTAGATATAGACGGCGGAGTAATTAATTTAAATTAGAATAAAAAGGAATAACTATGGGATCATTTGATATGTCAAAGGCTTCGGCCATTATTACAACATCGAAAACCCCAATCTTGGATGTATTGGGGGTTCAGTATGGACTTCCGACATGTTTGCTAGACTTAGCTAAATCCGCTTTACGTGCATTTCCGTCTCCAATTCTTAATGATATTAATTCAGGAATAGGGGCTGGGAAATCCAAAGCTGATGAGCTTACGAAGGAAATTACTCGTAAAATTTTTCTAGATACAGGTATCATAGAATACGATAGTACTTTGGGAAGATTTGTTTTTGTGTCCAGTTCCTCCAATAAGGGTGTAGAAAGCAACATGCTTCAGAGTATGAATAATATGGGGGGTTTAGGAACTGTATTAGGATTCGGGGCTCAAGCTTGGTTAATTGGAGAGAAACTCTCTAAACAAATTAAGGAGATTAAAAATTGTATAGATAAAGTGGGTTCTTTTGGGGCTCTTCAAAAAGGTGCTTCAGCTATGGCCGATAAATTTGTGGGATTTAGTATCACTGATCCTACTACAGGTAAGCCTGTAAAGTTTACCGCTCCTCTCCCAGCAGCAAAAGCGGCTAGTTTAGTCTATGAGCAAAATAAAGCGGAATTAGAAAGTGCAGTTAGCTTTTCTAGTAAGTGCCAATCTCAAATGGATGCTATTGCTGAGATTACAAAATGTAGACTGGAAGATCCTCTAAAATGCCCTGAGCCTGCTTTTTGGGGTGATCTAAAAAATGAAGAAGGGGAGACTCTTGCTAATCTCCTATCAGCGACAGACTTTAATGTAATGACGGGAGTTGAGGTTGACGCTCAAGGCAATCCTATATTGCCTTCTCTTGAAGGGTTTGATCCTTATACAGATGTTATTACTGCTACGGGATTATTGCCTCCTCTGTCCAAGGGAGGTCAATTCTTATTTTCTAAAACTGGTATCTATTATGATTCCTATGGAGGAGGGTTGGAGTTACCTGAGGGGTGTATTACCAATATCGTAAGTGCTGTTTATTTTGATGCTCAGGGAAAACCGTGGCCTGGAATAGGAGTACCTGAGAATTCTATGAAGTGGTTATTCGATTATAATCCTAACATAGGAGGGAAAGGAACTTGTCTAAGTTTAAAAGATTTTAATGGATGGGCAGAAACTATATTTGATTTAGAAGTAATAAATGAGAGTCCTTCTTTGCAAGGGTACTATGAGGAGGATCATTTTTTACAAGTTCTTATTGATCAAAGAAATAGAGAAGTATATGATTTATCAGGCTACATTACAGATCTTCGAGACGAGGGCTATAGTGAGGATTCTTCTAGGGTAGTTAACCAACGACAAATTCTTTATTCTACAATTGCTACTCATGATATTAAAATTAATAAACGTAAAAAACAAATTGAAGTTCATGTTGTTTTATCAAACGTTCCTCCTAATAAAGGGGAAATTCCTATTAACGATTTTGCTGGTTTAGATAAAACTAAAATAGCTATTCAAAAAAATCTACAAGAACAAATAATTTTTAATACAAATGAAGTATCAGGAATTGTATTGCCTTTGTGTCCTACTTTTATAAAAAGTGAAGTTCCGCCTGATGCCTTCGTTGTACACGATTTAATGGTGCCCACAGTAGGGGTGGGAGATATTATAACAACAGCTTCAAGCGTCTCGGTTGTGAGTGGAACTGTTCTTTCTTTGACAGATAAAATTACAACAAACGGATTAGTAGCTGTTTATAACTTTTTAGATGCAGATATTGTTACCCCTGACTCTGAGAAATATCTTTCTATCAATTGTGTTACTGAGAGAAGTTCTGACCGCCCTGCTCAATTAGTGGCCTCTTCTATTGACAGTTTATTCCCTTCGGGCATTGGTCTTCCATATTTTAGAGGAGTCTGTAATCTTTTTAGTGGGTTAGATGGAAATGTAAAGAGTGCTACCCAAACTCAGGAAGCATATGTTTATACTCCTTATCGGCCTTATGGGTATGGAAGAATTAGAGGGGGATATCAAGATATAGATAGTTTATTTTATAAGCAATCAGGATGTACTATTGAAACGTGGTGTTGTGTCCCTGATTTGGATGATGAGGATAGTTTAGGATGGAATAAAGATTCAGACGTTTCGGCATTACATCGTGTCATTTTGGGGTGCGAAAATAGAGGAGGGAGCTACTCTTCTACTAATGAGGATTGGACAGTGGGACCCCAATATGCTAACAGTGTAAAGGGATTACTTATGGGGTTTAGTAGAGATACTAGATTAACAAAAGGAACTGCTCCTAGTAATGATCCTGCTGATAATACTTTAGCATCCAATTTAGTATTTTATATGGCTCCTACGCAATCCATCAATACCAGTGGAGTTACTTTTTTGAGTGTTTCTGCTAACACTCAAGATTGCGCCCAGGGTGTGGTGGGGGGTAGTGGACACTATGGCCTTATAATGGATTGTAGCACAGTAGCGGGAAGTGAGTCCTCTAAAATTGGAGAGGTATCCTCTGGATTTAGGTTACTTACTATTACTGTAGACTATGCTAGTGATTCAGTAACTCTTTATCTCAACGGGGATCTTATGAAAACTCAAAGTATTTTACAAACTTTCGGTACCAATATCACTCCTCAAATTCCTGGGTTGATAGATACTTCTAGCTTTATTTACTCCAATGCTTATAAAGATCTATTGCCTCCTATACCCGCAAAGTTTCCTCCTAATGCTTTGGGGCAAACAGACTTTTGGTATTGGGATGGTCCTGATCCTCAAGGAGGACTAACCCCATTTATTGTCGGAGGGGGATATACGGATGGGATGACCACCGTTGATTTTACGGATAAAGTTCCTTCTACTAATGAAGGAATGAATTTTATGGGGGGAAAATGGGGAGGTAAAAAGAGTGGCTTATATGGGTTCCTTGGTAGTTTGAAACTATATAATAGACCAATGGTAGCGTCGGAGGTTCAGAACAATTATAGGGCTCAGAAAGGATTTTTTGAGAATATTGAAATTTAATGGCAACTACAACTACAACTACAAAATATGGTGCTTCAGTAAGTCTCTCTGTAGAGAAGGGAGTTAGGTCCAAATATAAAAGACGATTTGGACTAGCTTATCCACTAGCTCAAATTAATACCATTATCCCCACTACTTATTTACAAAATAATAAAGGGGGTTCGGTCACTTTCTTTGGTAAGGCTTCTGGTATTAAGTTAATTAAGAATAATTTAACTCAACTAATTAAAACAGAAAAGGGAGAAAGAATAATGCTTCCTAATTATGGATTGGGTCTTCAAAAATATTTGTTTGAACCTTTAGATGAGACTATGTATGAATTATTAAAGTATGATATTTTATCCAATTTAGAAAATTATTTTAGTATAGGAAGAGTTATATATTTAGGTATATATTCCGAAGAACAGCGTAAGGAACAGAATCAATTAGTGATTAGACTCACTCTTCAATTGCTAGATGAATCTTTAGATATTTTTGATATAGAGGCAAAGGTGGGATAATGGTTTTTTCAGGCACAGCACAAACAGATTTTATGAAACTCGCGTCTATCCCTGATAGAAAAAAACAAGACTTTATTAATTTTGCTGGAAATGATTTCCTCTCTATTAGGGAGGATTTAATTAATTATATTAAAGCTGTTTATCCTTTAGAATATCAAAATTTTTCTGAGTCTGATTTAGGGCTAATGCTCATAGAGCTTGTAGCTTATGTGGGAGCTACTGTTTCTCTAAAATCAGACATGTTGGCTAATGAAAATTATCTCAGAACTGTTAAAACTAGAGGAAATTTAAAAAAGCTATTAGAGCTAATCGGAGTCAGCATGAAAGCTCCTTTAGCCGCTGGGGCAGGGGCTACATTAACTTCGGTTATACCCAATGGAGCTACGGGTCATGATGAATTCACATTTACTCCTGGCAATAGAGTTTTTGCAATTGCTGCGGAAGAGGACGGGGCACCAGTAAATTATACCTTATATAAGATTGTAGATAATGCAATTCAAGATATACAAGATGAATCTGCTTCAATTGTTCTAGAGCCTGAGGAGGCTCTTAATCCAGTTAATCCTGATGTATATCAAAATGTGGCGTTATTAGAGGGAGCACTTACAGTACAGAAGGGAAGCTTTGATCCACAAGAGGGGAATAAGAGTATTGTTTTAACTCAATCTCCTATTGTAGAGGGAAGTGTTCAAGTATATGTAGATGCAGGGGTAAAGGATCCTGCAACAGGTGCGTACCAACAAGTAGATAGGTTGTTTTCAGCCTCAGGAGCAACTGATAGAATTTTTCAAGTTATTTATGATGATGCTTATGCCGCCACGATTCTTTTTGGAGATGGTGTAATGGGTATAGCACCTCCTCCTGGAGCTACTTTTACTTCAATCTATAGAGTGGGAGGGGGTACAAGAGGAAACATTAGAGCTAATGCTATTAACGTTACCCTCACCTCACAAGATGAATCTTCTAATGAGTTTGAGTTTACTACAGAGAATAGGACCGCAGCTACAGG